AGCCAAATGACGAGGAAAATCCATATATCTGATTACGATATTTACTGGCGGATGAAATGAATTTGCGAAAGAATCTTGACACTACCTTTTTGCCTCCAGATGGAGACAATAACGGAAAATATTTTTTGGGGGGGGGTTCATAGCCCAATTTATGATTCTATGCTACTTCAAATGACATAAACTGTCAAGCGATGCTGATTGAAACAGTTAAGGCTTACATACGCCGCAAGGTACATATCCTTCGGCAAGGGCTTCATCGCGAGACTCGATAGGTACGAAGTTTTCGGGATGTTTGATGGTACGACAGGTTGTGTAATGGAATTTCATGGAACGGGGATTGCCCAGGTAATCGGCGGCAAAGGCTGTGCCTGCCGAGGACAATACGCAGATCATAGCCAAGACCAGGGTAAGTTTCTTCATCATAGGATTCATCCTTTCTTTTATTTTTTCTTCAGCTGATTTTTTCTTTCGTGTTCAATCTGCTTGATGCTTTTATCAGGAGTAGGGAGGTTTTCTGGCATGGTTCCGCCTAATGATTCGATAGCCTTGCGGACGGTATGATTCGAAGAAGTTCTTCCATGTTGGCTCCATCTGTAAGACACATTTTGCCGTCAGCCGCCTGAAGTTTCAAACGGTTACAATTTGTACCCGTTTCATTCCCCTCTTTTTTTAATTTCACGAGTCGTATTAGATCCGATACCTACCATTTTCGTGATGTCACGAAAATGGTCACTGACTACAATTCCCGCACTTTCGCAAGATGTTTTTGCTTTTTTTATAGCCGTTTGAAAATTTTCCCACCGGGCATATCCAAGTGCTGGTTGCAACTCGCGAGCGTACCAAAATTCAATCTGTGATTCTTCATCATAATGTGCAATTGTATCAAACTTATTTTTCATGATGACGATTTCATTTTTGTCCACAGGTAAGACTCCTTTCTAAAACTTCCGCCTCATCTCCATCGCCGTGCCAATGATTTATACTGAAATTCAAATAGTTTGAGTTCGCTCATAAATGGCCTCCATGAAAATTCCGAATATCTTTTGCATATCTGTTGAAAACGCCATGGATTTCGCAAGATAAATCATTTTCGTCGACATCTTGTGAATATTGATTGTCCTTTATTTAAGCAATTTAGCTTTTGCTGCCTGGAATTCTTCGTCTGTAAGCATATTGGCTTTCTTCAAATTAGCCAATCTTTCCAGCTGAGAGATTAAATCTTCTGAATCTAAAGCTGGACTTGATGCAGGGGCTGAAGTCGGGGGCGTTGATATAGATTGTTTTTGTTTAAAGGTGTCCCAGGCGGAATGGATGCTTTCATAGAGGGGCGTGATATATTGCTTGACCATCTTTTTGACCACCATTGCAGATCCGGATGTCGTAAAGAGTAATTCACCAAATACTAATCCAGTTTCATACTCAATGGAACTTAGCTTATCATAGCCGATTTCATGCACCTTTAGGCCATAAATTAGCCCCTTATCAACTAATATGACTCGCTGATCAGTGACAACCAATAAACAATAGCTGGATTCGAGCATTCCGGTAGCCGCATTTTTTATTTGTTCATTTTCACGCAAAATATGGGGTAATTCTTTTACTTCTTTTCGTTTTGATGCTTGTTTATCAGTACTAACGTCGTTGATGATTTCTTTTAATTCTTCATATGAATACATAGCTACCAGGCTCCTTTTCAAAATTTATTCATTCAATTATTTCATAATCCATGCCTGAACTTTTTCTACGCTGGATTTAATTTCATCAGCAGAAGGGGCATTTTGATAAGAATTGACGAAGTCCTCATAACTGGATTTGGGATTTTGCTGAAGAAATTTATTATATAAAATATATGTTCGATAATCGCGTTCTGTCGGCTTTTTTGACCAATCCTTATCTATATTGAGGCTTTCAGATACTTTCCCATTAATGGATTGTATTTGACCATATGTATAAGGAACGCCATCAATATCAGTATCAGTAAAACTGACAAATAAATTAGTTGCCTTCGGATTTTCTTTTTTGGCCTTATCAAATACTTCCTGGCTAATTTTTTCAAGCTGGTCTTTAGTTACAGAAGAATCAGGAATGATAGCGATATAGGCCATTTTGGTTGGTATTTTATCCGAAAGCACAAGCTTGTAATTTGACGATGAAACATTATTCGATGTTTGTTGAGAGCTACTTGAGTTACTAGAAGATGAATCACTACTACAACCACCAATTGATACAACGGCCAATAAAGCACAGAGGGAAGCGGCTACTAACATTGATTTTTTCATACAATCAGTCCTTTCTAAAATTTTCGCCTCATTTCCACGACCTTGCCGATGATTTGTATAGGAAGATTTTGGATTTCTTTGTTTGAATAAAATTGAGGGGTATAGATGGCGGCATTATGGCCGATGAGAGTGATGCCGGCCGGGCTTTCTTTTATTTCCTTGACGGTGGCATCGTTACCGTTTACAAGGACAATGGCAATGTCGCCACTATCGACAGTGGATTGTTTCTTGACGATGACGATATCCCCATCACGGAGCGTCGGTTCCATCGAGGCGCCTTTGACCTGGAGTGCAAAATAATCGCCAGTAGCTGCCATTTCCGGCGTGATTTCCTCATAATCAAGAATCTCTTGGACGGCATCAATAGGAACACCAGCGACGACACGGCCCAGAACGGGAATTTTAACGCCTTTTTTAGCGGCATTTGCTTTCATTACGTCATTACCCAGAAGATAATCAACGGACACATTAAAAATAATTGCTAGTTTACGTAGTGTATCCGGAGGAGGAGTCCGTTTATTATTTTCGTATTGAGTATATGACACACGATTTATACATAATAAGGCGGCCAATTCTCGCTGGGTTTTGCCAGATTGTTCGCGCAGGGCTCTTAGTCTATCACCGAGAGTATTACCCATTGTGTATCATCTCTTTCTTTTAGTGTATAGTTACATTATACGTAACTAAGAGTAACCATAAAAGGGGTGGTAACAAAATGAATCTAATAATATTGACAAGTAACAAAAAGTTACGTATAATGTGAGTAACAAAAAGTTACCAAATATCACGGGAAGAAGGTGAAACTATGGTTAATAAGTTACTGGAAGAAAAAAGAAATAAGTTAAAAATGACGCAAGAGGAAGTAGCGGACAAAGCCGGGATTACACGGGCGTACTATAGTATGATTGAAGCAGGAAAAAAAACGCCATCGCCGAAGATCGCCCAAAGAATCGCCAACATTTTTAATATCGAATGGACTATTTTTTACACATGCAAGTAACAAATTGTTACATATAGAGGGAGAACATGAAGCTAAAAATTATAGCCATCGTGCTGTTCGCACTTGCGGCCCTGGGCATCGAGTACTGGATCTACGACACCGGGATGCTCAAGGAGCACATGACGTTTCTGGAATTTCTGTTACTTATCAGTAGAAGTTAAGGGAGATGAGAAAATGGAACATTACAACGAATACGTAGACAGCCGTGGCTGGCATTATCGAGCTATGCCGCTTATCGGCGGTCAACCATACGCACTTTGCTATCAGCGTACACCCGGTGGCGGTTGGCATCGGATGAAACAGATGATGTTGCGCATGACATTGGCCGAAGCCAAACAAGATCTTGATGAATATGCAGCCAAGAAAGGCTGGACGGGATTAACGAATTATATGGGAGAAAACCAATGAACAAGAAAGAAAAGGAAATTCTGGAAAAGCGGGTATTAGAGAGTGAATTGGAATGTCTGGAAGCGGAAGAAGATATGAAGAGCGATAAGAGCAAACAAGCTCGGATGCTGGCGATGGAAAAGAAGATGGCGGCCAAGGAAGCGGCCCATATCTGCCAACTGTTATTGCCAGGCACGAACATTTTTCAAATCAAAATGGACGCCATGGAAAAATTCAAACTGACAAAGGGGATGTAGGAAGGAACATTTTCTTTAGCGGTCAATTTCATTATAGCGGAAAGGAGATGGATGACCATGAGTAAAGGGTTCGGGATTGAAATAAAAAGAGCCCGTAAAGGGGCAGGCTTCACGCAGGAGCAAGCAGCGGAAGCATTAAATGTTTCCGTGCGAACGTATGCCAAATACGAAGGTGGCGAAATCCTGCCGTGCGATGACATGGTAGCAGCCATGATGCAGGTTTTCGATAATCCTTGCCTGGGATATACCTATCTCTCGCAGGAATCGGAAGTCGGGCGGCTGATCCTGCCGAAAATCGGCAAACTGCCAGGCGTTGCGGCCGGAGCCATGCAGTACCATATCGCCTTATCAGAAGCCAATAACGACTCGATGAAGCTGGAGAAAATCTGCTGTGACGACAAAATCGACGCCTACGAAGCCTTAGCGATACAGCCGCTCATCGATAAGATCTTTGAATTGGCAGGACGAGGGCTGACACTTTTGTTAACGTGTCCGAAACGGACACAAAAAAAGAGCCGCCCGGCGGTAACCGGACGGCCTAAGGAAAAAAGTTGATAACTATATTATAGCACAGAAGCATAAAAACAGTAAACCAAGAGGCGAGATTAATGGATCGTATTACGCAAGTCATTATAGTTCTCGTAATTAGTATTTTGCTGGGCTTTTTTCTTCCAGTGATTGGAGAACTTGTCGTGCGATATTTGCGCAATCGTCACAATTGGTAAAAACCAAGGTACGACCACGTCAGGCATTTCATCATCTCCTTTGCCTTCATTATAGCATGAAGAAATGGGGATGAACGAGGTATAGAAAGGGGGTGTGTCAAGAGTTTTGTGTAAATCGATTCAATAAGCAACATCGTATTGCTGCATAAGCTGAGACATCCTGTCG